GCCCAGAATGTGGGCCATTCGCTACAGATCAGAGAAAAATTCTCTAAGCTGCAGACTGAATGGCGGAGAGAGTGGGAAACCCATCCGGCTTGATTGTTAACCCCTCGGAATACCGACGAAAATTCAGGTTCCTCCAGTAAATACGAGGACGAGCGCTAGATTTCAACACCTACGAACGCCAGCGCCGGCCAACGCTTACCTAGCGCCTTTATACCCTAAACGGGTAGCCAAGGGTAGCCATTTTCTTCTCGGCGTTCTGTTCCAGAGATTAAATGACATATATAAGGTTGGCGTTCGTTGGTTTCCGAGTATTAGGCCAGCATGAAATTGCCCAATGAAATCATCACATATCTGACCACGCTCCCACCCAAACCCCTGACCAGCCGTCAGGCAGCTGAAATCCTTGGCGTTCACCTGGAAACCCTTTATCGCTGGATTGCTAAGGGGCACATCCATTACACCCGTATCGGCGGCAGGATAAAGTTTGCGCCCTCGCATATCATCCAGTATCTGGAGAGCCGAACCGCCTGATATGCGGGGTCGCATAATGCTTGGGAGCATTACCTTCCGGGACATTTCCTGCGGATGTCAAACCATTAGATAATCCAAGCCCGTCGGGCTTTAGCCCAACTTCGGATCGACCTTATATTTAGCTTTAACTTCCGCCCCATTATCGTCTCCCCAGAATCCCCATTCTTCAACGTCATGGAACTCCCTGAGTACATTTGGGCCACGATAAATGATAAGTACACTTGGCTCCGGCGTTATTTCATAGGTTCTTCCATCGACGTATTCGAGTTCATCTTTCCCTTTTCTCTTAACCCAAATCGTCTGCGCCCATGGCCGCCATTCACCTATTGAGCTATTTGTCGTTGACGGACTCTTAACTGTTAGCGTGCCTGATGCAGTAGAGACTCCAGCCGCCGTTCCAGCTAAACTTACAGTTCGAGCTGGAACTACTTCGCTTTTGCTCGTCTCTGATGCGGGAGGTACTGTGCCGGCCTGCTCAGAGGAAGGCATCGTATTAAGCTGTGATTCAAACTCTGGCCACAGGGAGTTAAATGCAGCATCCACTTGAGCTTTTTCTGGTTCTGACATCTCTTCCCCCTTAACCGCCGCTGCGACGTCCAAAACCATCTTCCTAGTATCTTCCCTATCTGGCTGCGTGTACTGGAAATCACGCATTGGCGCGGGCAGATCACTATGTTCCAGACCGCCCAACAAGTAAGTGCAAACCAGCGTGGTCGTTTCGGAATACGTTTTCGACAGAGCACCACTTTCGAAAAGAATCCACGGCTCAAGGACATTTTCTTTTGTCAGGCAAATGATCCCAATATTTATGCCCTCCAGCGCTTCCCAAATATCGATCGCACCCCGGCGGCCTTTGAGTATTTCGCGGACTGAGAGCCATGGTTTAAGGCCCGGAATGACTTTGGGAAGCCAATTACGCATCGCTTTTGCGACGTGTAGACTTCGGGATCCAGACCAACTGATGAACGTGTTATGAGCGGGAGGTTTCGCGTGGACTTTCGCCATAGCTCTGATTGTAAAAGATCGGAGCGCCCAAGGGTTGAAGCGCTCCGGTAATGGTTAGTATTCGCTTGGAAGCAAAAGGCAGGTAGAGCTTCGATCAGCTTCGGTAATTATCCAGACCTTCGTTCCATCCGACAAGTGATAAGCAGAGAGCAGCCGACCATCGACCCGCAGCGCTTCTTCATTGGCTTGCTTATCAGCGTTGGTGAGGTCACCCCAATTTCCGGTGGAATGCCGCAGGATAAAGATATCGGGACTATCACCGCTACTCTTGAACGCCTCCAGAACTCCGGGCGTCGCGACAACACGTCCGAGCGAAAACTTGATCATGGCCGCATCCTCCGCTCAGCTTCCCACGCGTAGGCAGACAATAACCTCTTACGGGTTTCCTCCCGGCCAGCCTCATTAGCTTGCAGAGCGGCCTCGTACTGCTCCAGCGACCAGAATCCTTGCCGCCATAAGTTCCAGTCGCGCCAATCCAGTTCGTCATATCCGGCTAGGACGTTAAGGCACATCCGAACCGGACTGATCGTTGTGGCTCCGCTGGGAAGATACAGAACGGGTGGAATGCTGTCTCTGAGGTCTGGCCGATACCACGCAACGGGAACCAAGTTCTCCCAATCGCCACGTGTTTTTGTCCCAGAAATGCTAAAGGCCGCTTGATCAGCGGCCTTCGCAGTTAGTGTTGAATTTGTTATCACTTTTGCACCACCTTGCCGGCGGGAGCCGGAGCTGACGCAGGCTTTTTTGGAGTTTCAGCCTCGGCAGCTTTCGCAAGGTTCAGCGTGAAGGCGTTATCGTGACCGCGAGTATCTTTGGTTGTCGGAAGGATAAGTTCAGCAGCGCGGAAAGCGACGGCGCGACGCTTGGAAACGCGATGAACCTTTTTATCTTCGCGACCTGGGTCCAGCCTCCACAAACCATTTTCCAGATAGAGAATCCCGCCAGCCTTCAGCGCGGCTAACAGGTCACCTTTGCTGCGGAGCTTCACCAAGAATTCCTCTTTCGGTTTCGGAGCGGCCTTCTCTTTCTTGGTTGAAGCTGTTGGAGTTGCAGCGGTAGGCTGGGCGCTCTTTTCAGGCCCGTCATTGGCAGCAGCAGATTTGAAATCTACTGGCGGAATAACGGTAGGAGTGACAGGCGCTTTGGTAAGGCCGATGGTGACGGTTTCTTTTTTGGTTGAGGCAGTTTTCTTGGCAGCGGCGGTTGACTTTTTCATTTGAATCTCCTTTTTAATTTCGCGATTTTTATCTCGGTATTACGTTTCCACCTAGCTACCTTGCGTCAGGTTCTCCGGAGGGCGAAAGACAATTCCTGGTCGCGTCGGGAATATTCCTCCGCGAGTCGGTTGAAGCGATTCAAGTAACAGTTTTTGGAATTGCGGAGCAGAAAAGTTGACAGGAATTGGAACCAAAACTCGGCAAAAGAATTTTTGAGCGGCTTAATTAAGGAAGAGTTCTATGTCTGCTCAGACGGTCATTCATGGGAACTGCATGCAGGTTCTCAAAAACTACGCCAGCGAAACATTCGATATCGTCGTGCTTGATCCACCCATTTCCATGCATGAAAACTGGATCACCGGAAATGAAGCTCGCGATTTTCTGGCTCTGTATGGAATTTCACGAGTCACCAAGAAAACTGGAATCACGATTATTCTTACCAACCCGGCTCATGGCTATATCCAGAGGCAAAATGATTTGCAGTCGTTCCACGCTTATCCAGCGCTGGTAACTCATGAAGAGTTCGGCCTTAAACACGTAAGGCCATTTTCGCCTTTGTTGGAAATCCTGTGTCCGCATGTCAATCCAGCTAGTAAAGTGCTCGATCCGTTTTGTGGCTCAGGCACGACTCTAGCCGTCGCGCAAGTATTGGGTGCTGAAGCGGTCGGCATAGACCTCGATGAGAAGTGCGTGGCGGTGAGTATGCAGAGAACGCGGTATTAGGACAATTATGAATAAACATTACATCGGCTATGGACTGGCGTTGCTTGCGCTGGCGCTAACCGGCTTCTGTTGGCTCAAAGCTCACGATGCTTGGGTTCGCGCCGAAGCTACTAAAGCTGGTAACGAAGCCGCTCTCAAGGCGAACGCTAAGACGGAAAAAGACGCTCAAGCAGATATTGTCGCGACAACAAAAACTGAGAATCAGCAAGTCCAAGCCATCCAAACCGCAGCAGCGAAGCCTCTCGATCAAACGCAGGTGTTGGCGCTCATCAAAGCAATGATTCCCCACGCTCCAGTCCAGACGGTGGAAAGCCAGGGCCAGACATTCTTAGCTGTACCGGATACGCCAGAAGCGCGGAACGATATACAGCAGGCCAAAGCTACGTGCGATCTGTGCAGCGTAAAGCTTGCAGCGCGTGACAAGGATTATGCAGACGCACAGGCCATCATCAAAGCTCGTCAAGATGACGTAACGAGGCTGACGGCGGAACGCGATGAATACAAGACCGCTGCCAGCAAAGGCAATGGGTTCTGGCACAACTTAAAACACGATGCCATCGTTGGCGGTATATCGCTTGGCGTTGGGTATTTGCTGCATAGGTAAACTTCCCAACCCCGTATTGAGGTTCAAAGCAAATGAGCGATCAAACAGCAATCCCAGAGGTCTATATGCAAATCCTTACGGAGCTGCGCGAGATCAAGCAACTCTTAAAAGTTGTAGCAACTCCACCGGCCACGCCAGCGCGTGAATCGCGGGAAACCCCTGTGCAAAGAACTTCGTCTCGCCGCGAGCGCGAAAAACCTGCTCAGTAATGCTGCACGAGTGCGGCTTCGCTGGGTGTCGGGTTCTCACCCAAACGCGCAACTGTCCCAAGCACCTTAACGCCAGAGCCAAGGCAACGGATAAGCAGCGCCTAACGAACGATCCATTCCGCGTTCTCTATAGCAGCCAAGCGTGGCGACTACTGCGTAGAGACGTCCTGATGCAAAACCCTATTTGCAGAAAGTGTAAATGCGCTCCATCCAGCGTCGTCGATCACAATATTGCCGCCAAGTATTACTGCCATGGGGATTCGAAGCGGTTTTATGATCGCGCCAACTTGATCGCTATGTGTAAGGAATGCCACGACGCCAAAACAGAGTGGGAAGATATCAATGGAAATATCGGAATCCAATAACGAGCCTTATATAAGGTAGCAATGCTAACCGGCGACGCTCAACTCGATCAGCTCAATTCCCGCCTATTAGCGGCCTCTACCCCGGAGGCTCGGGCTCAGGTGGAAGCGGAGAAAGCAGCGTACCTGCAAGCCTACAGGAAGCAAGCGCGGACTGCGTATATAAACAAACTTCTCAGCTCATTACCGTAAGCAACGTCATGGGGTATGGGGTTTGGATTTTCAAAATCACGGGCGTCCACAAGCCCCACCGGTGACTTTTTTATCCACCCTCACTTCGGCGATTTCTCGGCAATTCCCAACTTCCAAACCCCTTAAATATGCCAGCTCCAAGAGTCCCGACATCCCTACTCGAAATTCGTGGTGCGTTTGAGCACAACCCCGAACGCCGCAAAGACCGTGAGAATGAGCCCAAGCCCACTGGTTCACTCGGGCCAGCACCCCGCACGTTCAAGAAAGAAGAAAAGAAGATCTGGAAAGAGCTTCAGGAGATTGTGCCTCCAGGCGTGCTTACCAATGCCGACCGCTGGACCGTAGAAATCGCTTGCGTCCTCATGGCTCGGCAACGTGCCGGAACGATTACTTCAAGTGATCTTGGAAAGCTCATCGCTCTGATGAGCCGTATGGCCATGACTCCCGCAGACCGTAGCAGGGTTGGCGTTGAACCCGCAGCGAAGGATGAGGCCGAGGTAGAAGAGTTTCAGCCTCGCCGTATTAAGTGAAGGTGCCGAAGCGCGATTATATTGCGATTGCTCTCCAGTACTGCCAAGACGTTCTGGCCGGAACGATACCAGCCTGCAAACTTACGAAACTCGCTGTCCAGCGGCACCTAAACGACCTCGAACGAATCAAGAAAAACGATCCCACCTTCCCCTACATCTTTGATGAGGAAGCTGCCTGCCATGTGTGTCTCTGCGTAGAGATGCACCCGATGGACTCAGGCGAGTTGGCCGGTGAAAAGATCGTCCTACTGCCGTGGCAAGTGTGGATGCTCACCACCATCTTTGGCTATCTGCAAAAGTACACCGGCTATCGGCGCTTCCGGCGCGTCTATGCGGAAATCCCCAAGGGGAATGGAAAGTCGGCGTTGACCTCTCCAGTCGCTAATTACATGGCGTTCTGTTGTGGAATCCGCGGTGCCCAAGTCTATGCCGCGGCGATCACCATGCAACAAGCACGAGTCGTTTTCAACACAAGCGCAAACATGATGAAGCTCATGCCGGCATTCATGAAGAAGCACGGCATTGGCATCAGCGGCAAGACGCTAGACCCCAGTTCCATCTATCAGACTTCGTCGGGCTCGTTTTATCGACCCATATCACACGACTCAGATTCCATCGAAGGCATTAAACCCATCTTCACCGTTCTGGATGAACTTCACGTCCAGCCAAACCGGCTGCTCTTCGACAACCTTTCCAAGTCGAACGGAAAAATGAAAGGCAGTTTGCTTTGGGCCATCACCACGGCGGGCTGTGACCGTGGAACGGTTTGTTACGAGCAGAATCAGTTTGTGGAAAAGATTCTGCTAGGCGAAGCGGCGGATGAAACCACATTCGGCGTTATCTATTCCATCGAGACGGGTGATGATCCATTCAATCCCGCCGTCTGGCCGAAAGCGAATCCATCCTGGGGCCATGCTGCGGTAGACCCGGAGGATATTGCTGCAAAGGCTGAGAAGGCCAGGATTACACCGGGCGAACTCAATGGATTCTTGCGCTATCACCTTGGAGTCTGGACGAACGCCGATATTGCTGCATTGCCGATGGCCCTCTGGGACAAGCAGGGCAACCCGAGTCTGAGGATAGAGGATTTTGTAAACGACGAGTGCATTCTGGGAATCGACTTGGCCTCACGTCAGGACTTGGCTTCCGTGGTTGTCGTCTTCCGCAGAATCATTGAGGGTGTCCATCACTATTATGCATTCCAACATTCTTGGCTTCCCGAACAAGCGATAGAAGATTCGCCCACAGCGCAAATGCAAGGCTGGGTCATCGAAGGCTATCTGGAATCCAAACCCGGCAAGACTATTGACCTGGCCCGCGTGGTTCCTGATTACGTCGATCAGTTGTGTGGGAAGCACAACATTATTGAAATCGGATGTGATCCCCATAAGACTGAACTCATCGTTCCCCGGATGGAAGAGCTCTTTGGTCCGGTTGGAACGGAGCTTGGGGAATCGAAAATTATTTCAGTCTCTCCGAAAGGGCACGACATGTGCCCGGCGCTCAAGGAACTTGAAACCTTACTCATTGAAGGTCGCTTCCATCACGCGGCCGACCCTCTCTACACATGGGCGGCAGGAAATCTAGCCGGACACGTCAGCGCCAAAGATGGAAGTGTTTTCCCTAAAAAGAAAAATCCCCAGGCCAAGATTGATCCGATCATGGCCACTCTGAATGCTCTCCGTCGCTGGACGGCCCAGTCCGAAGTTTCCACCAGCGGGTATGCACTTTCCGTTGTTTCTTGGTGAGCAAGCTAACTTCCGCACCCTTCAAGTAGGCGACTCATGAATCCAAACATCCGTGCTGTTCTAACAATTCTTGGCGTGATCTTTGTCATTACCGGATTCGCGATGCTCAAACCTGCCTTGGGATTTCTGTCCGCAGGAGTGCTTTTTATTCTGCCGACTTTCTTGGTTAGGAAGTAACAAATGGGACTCAATTCGATCCTAAAAGAGTGTCGCGACTTCATAACTGATATCAGCGGCCTCGGAAGCACAACCGGATGGTATGGCGGTGGCGGCTCCAGCTCTGCGGGTATCACCGTTACCGAAGCGGGCTCACTCCAGTCCCCCGTTTGGTTTGGCTGCATTCGCATCATTTCTGCCATTATCGCGAAAACTGATCTGCACGTTTTTGAATACCTGCCGACAGGTGGGCGCAGGATTGCGACTGATCATCCTCTTGAGCACCTGCTTAACGTCGCCCCGAACGATGAGATGGACGCGTACATTGCGAAAGAGACCAGCCAAGTTCATCTGCTAACGAACGGCAATGCTTATTACAAGATCACGCGGGATCGCAATCGTAGAGTCACCGAGCTGTATCCGCTGTCGCCCTTTGTAACTTACCCATATCGGGACGACAAAACGCGGCAGATCGTCTATCAGTGGACGGATGTAAACGGCACAACTCTCATTCTCTCTGCTGACGAAGTTCTACACATCAAGAACGTCAGTTGGGAAGGCTTAGTGGGAATGAGCCCGATTCGCCAGTATGCAAAAGAAACTCTTGGGCTTGACATCGGGCTTCGCACTTATGGGAGCAAGTACATCGCTAATGGCGCATCGGCCAGCATGGCTCTCACATTCAAAGGCAAGCTTACCCCGGAAGACCGTAAGAAGTATGAAGCGGACATCAAACAGGCGCACTCTGGCGCAAATGCACATCGCGCTTTCGTTTTAGATCAAGCGGCTGACCTTAAGAACATGGCGATCAGCCCAGAAGAGGCACAATTTCTTGAGACACGCGGTTTTCAACGCGATGAGATTACAGCTTGCATCTTCGGTGTCCCGAGTTTCCTCGTAGGTGGAAAAGAAGACAGCACAGCCGGCATCAGTGAACAGAATTCTGGTTTGTTCCAAAATACGATCTCAGCCTGGACTGGACGTTGGACCTCTGCAATGAACGCGAAGTTCTTCACGAACAAGCCTAAGACGAAGTGGGAAGACTCCAGCAAGTACGTGATCGATTTCGATACAAGCGACTTGCGTCGTTACGCGCTGGTTGAACTTTTGAAGACTATCGCCACGGGTCGTCAGTGGGGTGTTCTGACCATTAAGGAAAGCAGAGAAATGATGCGCATGAATCCTTACGACACCGCTGATGACAAGGATTATGTAGATCAGCTCATGCGCCCGGTCAATATGATTCCTTTGACGAACGACCCGCCACCGCAACCAGCTCTAACTGACGGAAAAGACCCGGTCAAACCACCCGAGCCTGATCATGCAGCGGGAGCGCAAGTCGTCGAGGACGTGGCCCGCAACCTTTTTAACGGCGTCTTTGTAGACGCTTTCAAGCGAGTTTTGAGTCGGGACAATCGGGATGCAAGGGTTGTAACGAACGCTTTTACAGCTCCGCTGGCGGCCATTGCGGATTACTTTTTCATGACCTTGGACGAGAATCACCGCTCCGGCGACTCTCTTTCAAACCAAATTACCGAGTTCATGTCGGGATATATGGGCGCAATGGCTCAAAGGGCATCAAGTTGGACAAATGATCATGCAGGGACGGAATTTTCCCGAGCTGTAACCGAATTGCGAACCAAGATCGAACAGGAGAACCTAAATGGCACAAGTGATTAAAAGAGAGTTCAGAACCATCAATCTAGCCGAGCTTCGCGCTTCTGATGATGGAAATTCACTGAGCGGCTATGCCGCAGTATTTGGTTCACCGAGCGAAGACCTTGGAGGATTTACGGAAACCGTCGATTCTCATGCGTTCGACCGCTGTCTTGCAGCCAATCCAGACGTTCGCGCGCTGTTCAATCATGACACTGGAAGCGTTCTTGGTCGCACTAAGAACGGAACACTTCAACTCAGCGTAGATTCTCGCGGATTGAAAATGACCGTGGCCCTGCCTGACACCACTTTGGGCCGCGATGTGCGGGAGTTGGTAAAGCGTCAGGATATTTCTGGAATGAGCTTCGGCTTCATGGTGAATGAGGATGTCTGGAATTATTCCAAGGATTCTGCTGGCAACGATGTTGTGACTCGCGTTCTTATGGACTGCGAACTGTTCGAGGTCAGCGTCGTTACGTTCCCGGCTTACCCCGGAACTTCTGTATCAGCTCGTTCACTTTGGCCTGATGGACTACCCGAGTTGGTAGAGACCAGGGGCGTTAAGCCAAAGTCCGCACCAGCGGAGCCCACAGAAGCCGATAAAGCGGAAGCGCGGAAGTTTGTTGCGCGCCAGCGCATGACAACCCTACGGAGAAAGTAAACATGCAGAGTCCACTAGAATTTATGAACAACTGGCTACCGATGGTCGGCTGGTCTTCTGTCATTGGATTTCTAATCTTCTTGATTAAATCCGGCTGGAAGGCGGCTGAGCTTCTGAGAACGATTGAACAGAAATGGGACACGTTACAGGGGGGCATAACTTCCATCAGGACAAATCATTTGGAGCACATCCAGCAGGCGACGGAACAAACCACGCAGGCACTGTTAGCCCACACAAAAGCGTTTGAAACGTCTCAGCAAGAAATCAATAAGACACTCGAAAAGCAGAGTGAGATTTTGACTGCACTTCAGCTTGTGCTTGTTGATCTAAATGGGTTCCTCAGAGGTCAAGCGTCACAGAAGTATTAGAGGGTGCAATGTTCAACATCACGAAAATTTTCAACATGGTAAAAGGGCGAACAACGGCCTTCTGTATCGGTTTCTTCGTTTCAGGCAATGTTCTGCAATGTCTGCACAGATTGGACGCTATGTATGTTACGTTCATGGTGGCTTTGCTGGGCGCGGTCATCGGCCACAGCATTAAAGAAGACCTGATCACTCCAACTCCACCAACCACTTAAAAACAAACTTCAGAGGTCTTAATTGAACGGTGGTTGGCATTAAGCCCAGAACTAGGCAATGGTTCTGGGCTCTCCTTTTAACGAACATCTCGTAAATCTCCCGTAATGTCTATCCTGTATTCCGCCTCCCGAAGAGTCCACTGCTTCTTTACCAGCGCATTAAAGGGAATAAAAATGTGTCCATTTTCTTCGCGGTATTTGATGCGCACGTCACACGAAGACAAGCTTTTGTTGCACTGATAGAACTCAGGAACACATTCCAAAGGATTTTCATTGCATCCTGCTCCACGCGTGATCAGGTGCTCATCCGGTATAAAGGTAAAGATTCCGCCTCGGCCATCTGAGAGCCTGAATTTCACAAAGGCTTCATCCTTGCGGCAGTTCGGGCCATGGGTTGCATCACCTTCAGTACACACATATTCGCCGTCGCCAGAGTGATACATGCCCGATGTATCAGCGGCGTCCCAATATAAGACGCCAACCAAATTGTAGTCGTCCATTGTGTGGGCTCTTTTGCTTTTCGCTACGCCATATGCGGTAAGAGCTAGAACCAAGATAACCAATATTTTCTTCATTTGAGTTTCTCCTAAGGCGTACTTTACCCCGCCGCCTATTGATTGGGTAAGAACTTTTCCAACTACGGATTGCCTTTGTAGAACATGACTAACTAGCAGGATGCTGCGGTGGCGCAAAGCCACGATAGCGAGTCATGGCGCGTGTAGCTAGTGGTCGGGGATCACTGGTGGGCACGACATACGTCGTTAAGGAAAAGTACCCATGACTTTGCTAGACCGCCGTGAGGCAAAACTCAATGAAATCGAAGCGCTGCTGGATTCTAAGGAATGGAATCAGGAGCGCCATGCTGTGCTGGCTGGCGAACTTGCCAAGCTAGATGCTCAAATTGACGCTCGGGCCAAACATGACGCTGCTGTTCAGGCAGCTGAAGCTGGTTCCACTAAAGAGTCTTTCCGCGCCCGTCCCGGCACTGAGAATACCGGCAACGCTGGTGCGGCTGTAACTCCTGATCCTGTCAAGACCAACCGTGCGTTTGAGATGGCGCTTCGCAAGGGACTGGTCGCTGTTCAGAACGATGCCGAGCTTCGTACCTATGCTCCGTTGACCGCCGGCACTGATGCGGGTGGACAGTTCTTGGTTCCGGTCACCACTGGTCCAGAGATCGAAAAAATCATGAAGTCCAGCGGTGCAATTCTTGGCGCACTGAAGGATTTCAGTTCCACCACGGGCGAAACGATCAACTGGCCTACTGCTGACGACACTGCTCAGGGCGGAGAATTCATTTCCGAGAACGGTGCTGTTTCACAAGCCAACCCTGTGTTTGGTCACGTTCCGATCAATGCGTTCCAGTGGTCTTCAAAGCAAGTACTGGTTCCCCTGAGCCTGTTGAACGACTCGCTATTTGATATTCAGGGTTATCTCACTCAGGCATTCGCCGAGCGTGCGGCTCGTGGCTTCTCCACTCGCTGCATCACCGATGCTACTGATGGCTTAATCAACATCAGTGGAACCGGCACTCAGACCTCAGCAGCCCCCACGGTTGTTGGTTGGACTGAACCTCTCACGCTTCAGGGTCAGATTGATTTGGCCTACGATGCAAACGCCTCCTATGTGTTCAACAAGAGCACCTATCTTGCGATTCGCGCATTGGTTTCCACCACTGGTCAACAGCTGTGGCAGCCTCAGGAATACCAGAACGGTCTGCTCCATGGAAAGCCGTTCGTTCTCTGTCAGGATATGCCGAGCATCGCTGCTGGAGCGAAGTACATGATCTATGGCGATCTCAAGCGGGTTATTTTCCGCAAGGTAAACCAGATGAGCGTGTTCCGGTTCAATGAGCTCTTCATGAACAACTTGCAGCAGGGATTCCAGGCTTATCAGCGCATCGCGTTCAAGACGCTTGTGCCGCAAGCGCTGGCTGTCCTTACCTCACACGCCTAAAAAGCTGGTGGGTTCGTTATCGCGGGTCGGGCTTAACGGCTCGACCCGTTTTGTTTTGGGTCTACAGGAACCTTTTCATAGAGGGAATCAATGCTTAACATTCAGGCCCAAGCCTATCCAGCAGTTCTGCCTATTTCTTGTTCCGAGGCAAAACTGCTCCCTCGTATTTCGCCTGACGATCATAGCGAAGACGCACTACTCAATATCCTGATCGCATCGGCTGTTGCCCACGTCGAAAATGTAACCGGACTGGCGCTATGCAGCCGTCAATACATCGGAACCATTGATGCGTTTCCATTGTCCTCAACAACTGGCAGCGGATTCTACCCGCTATTAGGTTCGGTGAATATTTCTTCGTCGGTTATCTATACCACGACCGGGCAAGCTGACCTTCTTCCGTTCTCTATCAACCTGCGGCCAAGACCCGTTACTGCTGTCAGCAAGATCGTCTATGTAGATCAAAACAGTGCTGCGCAAACGCTAATCGCTGGGACGGATTTTGCTGTTGATCTCAGCTCTGACCCCGTAAGGATCGCACCTTTAGCCAATGGAGTTTGGCCCAGATCTTTAATCGGCTTAGCGAATGTCCAGATTTATTTCACGGCGGGCTTCACTCGTTCGGACAACACAGTGGTAGCTCAGACGCAGATTCCTTCGTCTCCTATCAATCTTCTGACCCAAATTCCCGCCGACCTGAAAGCAGCGATGCTGCTGCTTATCAATGATTCATTCAGGAATAGAGAAATCTCGGTATCAGGCGCAGTGGGCCGCTTAAGCATTGTGGACGACATTCTCAGCAGCCGGACCAGCCACGATTTTCGGTGCGACGCGTACTAAGGGAAATAAATGGCTCTACCTAAATCACTCGGGACGGCTGTGTCTTATACGCCTTCTGGCGCGATGTCGAGCCAGATCACGTTCTGGCTTCCGTCCATCGACCGTGATTCTACCGGCGCACTGATGTCGCCAACGAAAGTCGGAACCTATTGGGCTTCCATCACGATGACTCGCGTTCCTCACAACATCGAGAAGGCGCAGCAAGTGGTGGGCGAGAGCGCTTTCAAGATGGTCATGAGATACCAGTCCGGCCTGAACACTTCGATGTACGTCACTTCGGCTACAGGGCGGCGATTCACGCTGGAGTCAGTTGTAGACCCAGATGATCGTCAGATTGAACTTCATATTTTCGGAATCGAGCACAACTAGTGGCTGACGGCCTGGAAGTACATGTCGAGGGATTGGAGGGAGTGGAAGCCGCTCTGGAAACGATGAAAGCCAAAGTTGCCAAAACCGCCGTTAGGCGAGCTCTCAGGTCGGCTGGCGGAATACTCCAAGAGGCCATTGTTACCGGCGCTCCGAAGGACTCCGGATTCTTATCCGAGCACTTCAAAATCGCAACGAGAGCCACGGACTATGGAATGCAAATGAGCGTGGGCGCGACCACTGAGGAATATATCGACCAAGGAAATCGCAAGTGGAAACGGACGGCTGCCGATGTGGCCTTTTTCAATGAGTACGGCACGATGAAGGACCCGGCGAAACCTTTTATGCGGCCTGCTTTAGATCAAAACGCGGACGCCATCGTGGAAGAGTTCATTTCGGAATTGAACGAGCAAATTGAATCGGCGGGAAAATAAGTATGTTGGAACTGGGTCTTCTTAAACAATTGCTGGCGAATAGCACGGTTTCCGCTCTAGTAGGAAAGAACATCTTCAACGGAACAATTCCACGAGACACACTGCCAGCGGTCGCCATTCAAACTGTTTCCAGCGTGGATACGTCCGATTATCAAGGCAGTACCGGGCTGCGTACAAAGCGTCTTCAGTTCGACACCTACGCCAACGATTATTTCCAAGGACTAAAAATCAGTGACGCAATTCTCACCGCCTTGCAAGGCTTCCGTGGGGAGTTGCCGGATGGAACATTCGTTGAAGCGATATTTTTTGATCAAGATCAGGACTTCCCGTTCGAACCTGGCTATGGCGGTTATGTGTATCGCCGGATGGTGGAATACCTAATCGTGTTCCAGATAGGTTCTTAACTTCCCAGCTCCTTAGGTAGAAGCGAGCGCTTCGACATTTCCTAAGGAGTTAAACATGGCCACGATTTTAAAGCCCGTTACAGCGAAAGACGCAACAATCAGTGTGGGTAATGGGGCATCACCTGAGGTCTTCACCTCGATTGGGTTCTTGTCCAAGGACAGCATCAAGTTCAGCGGCGAGGCTCGTAAGTCTGTAGACGTCACGCGCTATGCCTCTCCTAACGGAGATATGGAATATCTCCCCGGCCCTCTTCTTGAGCCAGGTGGACTGGATTTCAAAATGTATCTTTGCCCGGATGATCCGGGTCAGACAGCTTTGATCGGCCAACTCACGTCGGGAACTGTCGCTAACTACAAAGTGGTCTTCGATGCGGGTCCGAATTACTCATTCCCCGCCGCTGTGGAATCCATTGTCCCTGAGCTTCCGACCAGTAAGGCTGCGGAGTTCACAGTGAAACTCAAACTGACGGCGCGCAAGGTTTACGCCAGCACGTAAGAATCTGTTTCAAAGGCGCTGGTCAAAAGCCAGCGCCTCCGCTCGACCCCTCTGCAAGTGTACGTTCAATCACTCTGCTACTCGCGTCAGCCCCGCTTCTGATGCCCATTCGCACGAACATTTCCAAAGGACATTTACATGAAAGTTGCTCACAAGCTGCTTAACTCCGTGAACCTCGTCATTGACAAGGAAGACGGAAACGAGCCGATCACTTACAAACTCATTCTCGATCTTAATGCGGTTGTCCGCCTGGAGGAGAAATCAGGCGTGGACATTACCAATCCAGAGAATTGGAAAAAGATCAGCTTCAGTCTTTTGACCCTCATGATTTGGGCCGCTCTGGACACTCATCACCCGGACGTTGATATCCGCGAAGTGCGCAGTTGGTTCCAGATGGGATCACCGGAACTTCAGGAATTGTTTTACATGCTCGTCGGCGTCAAGAAAGACGTCCCGGGGGAAAACCAGCCCGCCGCTCCCAGCCAGTAGAGGAAGAGCGTGCTGGGCGCAAGTTAGAAACCTCTCCGCATTCGTGGCAAGAGTGGTGGGCGTTCTGCACCTTTGA